TAGCAAGACAAGTTATTAGAAATATAATGAATGCTGACAATATAGAGATTGTAACAGACAAGCATTACCATATAGCAAACAAGTTTTTAGAACATAAGAACGATAATATCATTCTAAGTCAGGCATTTAAAGTTTGGGAAGAAAATAAAGATGATTTTCTATTTTTATCTGATGATTGTGCTTTGATTATTAAGGCGAAAGCAATGGGTTTACCATGTAGGATGTTTGAGTTTGATAAGAAAGATTTAGAGATATATAAGGGATATAAAGAAGTAACATTAAGTGACATTGAATTAGCTAGTTTTTATGAGAATCCTACAAATCAATTTGGATTATTGGTGAATGAATATTTACTTATAAAAGATGCTAAAGGAAATATTATTGATAAAAAAAAATGGACAGAAAAAGGTTTCAAAACTATAAGTACCAAACCTTTTAAATCAATATACTTCCCTGACTTTAAGCCTAAAGATGAGTATCAAATGATGGCAATGGATTCTTTGATAAATGATGATTTAACCTTACTATATGGTAGGGCTGGAAGTTGCAAAACTTATATGTCTCTATCTTGGATAATGCAAAATATACATAATGGTAAATTATCTAAATGCGTGATAATTTTCAATCCTGCAAAATTAAAAAATAGTGATCAACTCGGTTTTTATCCTGGGTCTAGGAGTGAAAAATTAATGTCAACTAGTTTAGGTGGTATATTATCAAGTAAATTTGGTGATATAACTTTAGTTGAATCATTAATTGCTAATGGAAAATTAATGTTAATCCCTACTTGTGATATTAGGGGAATTGAAATATCTGACCAAGATTGTATTTATCTTACAGAAGGACAGAATACAGATGCTTATACAATGAGAACTATTATTCAACGTGCTAAAGAAAAATGTAAGATTATAATTGAGGGAGATATGCTAGAACAGCAGGATATAAAGATTAACAATATAAGAGAAAGTGGTATGTATAGAACAATTGAAGTATTTAAAGGAACACAATATTTTTCATGTGTAGAACTTCAAAAAATATATAGAAGCCCACTTGCTGAATTGGCACAGAATATATAATTTTTTACTTATCAATATAATTTTACAACATTTTTAGGATAATAGTGGTATTACCACATTATCATATTTTAATTTTTAAATTATTTTTAAAGGAGGAATTTTTTTATGACAAGAATTTTTGATGATGTTTTTGAGGATTTATTTACTTTAGGTTTTGGCAAACCTAGAAAATTAGTTTTTAATTCAATTGTGAAGGACATGCTTCCTACATACTGGAGCAAAAAAGACGATAAAACATATATGTGTGTTTGTAAAACGATTGGTATTGATCCTAGTGATGTAAATGTTGAAGAAACAAACTTTGGCCTGAAAGTAAGTGGTTCAACTGAGGTTGAAGGATATACTTATGACACATATTTTGAATTACCCATTGCTGATAGTATTATGAATGAGATTGAAAAAATAAAAGTTAAAAGTAAAAATGGTTTAACATTTATTACTTTAATATTAAATAAACCTGAAAAGAAAAAAGTTTTAATTGAAAAAGAATAATAACTAACTTTCTATAATTTTATATTTTATATTAAAGATTAAAAAAGGTGCTTAACATGTAACGAAACTCGGTGTAAGGGAATTCACTATTCCCTTGTACCACCAACCAAAATTAATGGAAGGTAATATGTCAAAAGAATAAGCAAGGCAACTTGCTAGAAAATTGATAATTGCTGAAGTTTTCGAATGGGATAAAGAGAAGCAATGCTATTACATTAGTAATGATACATATTATGACATTATTAAATTGTGTCGATTTGTAATTAAATTTGCTTATTAAATTAGGTAGCAGATACCCGAAAGGGATTTGACTATATAAAAGACTTTACGCCGCCTGATTTTTTATACTTGCAAGTATAGGAAAGACAATTAGTGTGAATATTTGCTGCGGGATTGTCCAGTTACCTTGAGGTGGGTTTAGGGGTAACGCATATTTCATATAGCAAGCCTATAGTAATTAATGATATCCTAGTTGCTATAGCAATATGAAATGGTACGATTAGGGTGAAAAACCTATCAAACTAAAAAGCGGGATTTGACTATACTATAGCAGATACCCGCTTTTTAGTTTATGCATCCTTGGTGTAGTGACAGCATCTGAGTTTTGTACTCTCATGGCAGGGGTTTGAGTCCTCTAGGATGCTCCAGATAATTTACAATTTACATAGATACCTTTTAATAATATAAAGGAGTTTTTAATGGAATATTTAAAACAACAAAATGAATCAGATTTCGAATATATTGTTAGATTGATTGAAGGTAAGTCTAATGGAATATATGATATTGATTATATAGAATTATTTAAATTAGGATTTGGAATTGAAATTTCAAGTTGTGAGGCACGTAAAAGATATTACGGGTTAAAAATGTTACTCCCCTATTTAGATAATGAAAAGATCAAGAGTATTAGTAATGATGATATATTAAAAGAGTATGAATTGAAACGTATTGAATTTGAGAAAGAAAAACAGCGATTTTTTGATCAACGTAATTCATATAAAAAACTAATTAGAGATGATGCAAGATGGGATGAATTGAAGGATATAATATCTTATTCTATTAATAATATAAAACCTTATAAAAATGAAAACTTATATAATATTCAATATTCGGATAATGATTTATTAATTGGTCTTAATGATTTACATTATGGGGTTATGATTGATAACTTTTGGAATAAGTATAGTCCTGAAATTGCAAAAGAAAGATTAGAAAAATATTTAAATGAAATTATTTCGATACAGAAATTACATAATTCTGAAAGTTGCTATGTTTGTGCTAACGGTGATCTCATAAGTGGACTTATACACCTAACAATCCAGTTAGCAAACAGAGAAAATGTGGTTCAGCAAGTAATGGGTGTATCTGAATTATTGTCTTGGTTTTTAAGTGAATTAAGTAAATATTTTAAAAATGTTTATTTTTCGGTAGTGGCTGGAAATCATACTAGACTTTCTCCTAATAAAGATAATGCACCTAAAGATGAGAGATTGGATGACTTGATACCATTTTATATTAAAGCAAGATTGCAAAATATAAATAATATAATTGTAAATGACGATAAGGTGGATAATACAATATCTTTAATTAATATTAGAGGATTAAACTATTGCCTTGTTCATGGAGATATGGACGGTATTAATAATGTTTTAAGATTAGTAAGTATGTTACCTGATAAAGTTTATGGAATTTTTATGGGTCATTTACATCATAATTCATCTGATTTTATTCAAGGATATAAGGTGTTTATGTCTGGATCGTTGATGGGAATGGATGATTTATGCGTTGAAAGGCGTATATTTGGTAAACCACAACAGTTAGTATGCGTATGTGATAGTGATGGGGTTAAATGTACATACGATATAAATTTTAATTAATTTATAAATATAAATAACCAGAAAGGTTAAATAGGCCACTTTATTGACTATATTAACAATTTTATTTATTGGAATATTGTTAGGGATTATGATGGAAAGATATATCTTCCCTATTTTTGATACTTTGTTGGATATTTTCTCTATCAAACAATCTAAAATAGCAACTAAATACAATATATCTATCCAAAAAATGAATTTAGACTTAATGAGAGATTATCCCGAATTAACTAAAGAGGATATGGGGCAAGAGCAAGTTCATGTAATTGGTTTTCAATGCGAATCTGATTATGAAGATGAATATTATGAAAATGATGAATAATAATTTTATTTTATAAATATAAAAGTAAAAGGAGATTAAATTTTTATGAAATTATTTACTAATGAAAGCATTTATGATGCTCAGACTGACAAATGGAAAGAAAGATTTTGGATTGACGGTAAAATTGTAGATGAAGATTTATATTTCTTTGAGATGGATAGAGAAAAATATTTAGAGATTGAGAAGTTAAAAAAACAAGAAGATGAAATAGAAAATGAGTGTGATTGTCCAGAATGTACATTAGATAGATATTCTCAATTATTAAGTGAGATAACTGGTGGATGTTGTGGATGCATACGTGAAGTACTTGAATCTTTTATGTGTGAAATTATTGACCATATCGTAATTGAAAGCGATTGTAATGAAGAAGAGTTTATAAAAGCAGAACCATCAACCGCTTGTATTGAAGCTTCACCTAATATTACTTTTAATATGCAATTTGATAATTTATGTACTGATTCGGTAGAAGCGGTTTTTAATAAAATAGTAAATCATTAGTATAAATTAGATTATACTTTTTAATATAAGTTTAATTTGAATATTTGACAAGTTAATTTAAAAGTAGATTAAGCACTTTCCCTCCTATCTTTATATAGGATTTGGGAAGTGTTTTATTGTGCTTTTAATTATAAAGTTAGCGCAAAATTATGGTTTATAGGTAGGGGTATTCCTTACTTTTTTGATATTTATAAAGGAATTAAAGGAGAGTGGCACTGATGCCAAAAACAACCAAAAAAGAAAAAGTAAAATCACAACCTGTAAAAAAAATTTGTGATAATTGTAAACGTGAAATATCGTCTACTCAATTTTATAATACAAATTCCGTGTTGTCGGTAGATGGAAAATTAAATATTTGTAAAAATTGTGTTCGTTCAATGATTGATTACAATAGAATAGAAACCGTTTATAAAATTTTACAATTATTAGATATTCCCTTTCTTTATTCTTATTGGCGATCAGCGTTAGAAAGTAATCCCGAAGACCCTTGGAGTATATATATTAGAATGGCAAATTCTAAAATTAATGAATTTAAAAAAGGAACATGGAAAGATAGTAAATTTGAGCCAGATAGTATTAATCCAGTAAAATTAAATATGAATCAACAAATTGCCTTTGAAAATCACTTTGATGTCACTAATGAAATGATTCTTAAATGGGGTAATAAATACGAGGCCGAAGATTATTATCAACTAGAAAAATTTTATAATGAAATGGAACGAACTAATACTATTGAAACAACCCAAGATATGGTATATCTAAAGAAATTGGCAGTAATTTCATTAAAAATGGATAAAGAATTAGAAGAAGGAAATTACGATGAAGTTAAAAAATTAGGTGATTTATTTTCAAAATATATGGCTGATTCTAAGTTTAGAGCAATGGATAAAACTGATGCTGACAAATCTGGGGGCATAAGAAGATTTGGTGATATTTATGCTGAAGTTGAAAAAGATGGTTTTATTCCACCTTGGGAATATTATAAAAAAATAAATGGTGCTAAACAGGATATAGTAGATAAAACAATAACATATATTTTAAATTTTATGTTGAAATTTAATAAAATGGAAAAATTGTCAGAATCCCCTATTGACACTCCTAAGATTGAATTAGATGAAATTGATAATGATGCAAAAATATCTTTAGAATTAAGAGATTTGGAAGATATGAGTTATGAGTAGTTTTCGCAAATTTAGTATGAAAGATAGGCAAAGAAAGGATTCTGATTTTAATAATAATCCTCAAAATAATGAAACTAGAAGTGTAAATAAAAATCAAATAAAAGATTTCCAAAGTTTAAAATCTAAGTGGAGAGAATTATGTAGTTATTTTAGGTTTTATCCAGATAAATTTATTGACTTTATTCAACCAGAAGATGCAAAAATCAAATTGTACTTTTATCAAAGAATTTATTTAAGACTTATATTTAGGTATAGAAAAGTATTTATTACTGCTACTCGTGGAACAAGTAAATGTGTAACTGGTGATACATTATTATTTACAGATAATGGCATAAAAGAAATTGGTGAATTGGCAAGCTATTCAACAAAAAAGAGCAAGTTAAATTGTAATATTAAATTACTAAATGGATTTAATAAAATGAATAATGCTAATGCTATTTTCATAAATGGGAAAAGGGATACAAAAAAAATATCTACATCTGATGGATATGAAATAGAAGGAACTTATAATCATCCTGTATTAATAATGGATGAAAGCGGAAAATATGATTTTAAAAATTTAGAAGATGTAAAAATAGGTGACTATATAGCTATATCTAGAGGAAGTAATATTTTTGGAAATAATACAAAAATAGATATTAATATTGACAAATTTTTAAATAATAGAACAAAAGAAGATAATAAAAGTTTAGTTCATTGTAATATTCCAAATAAATTAACCAATGATTTAGCATATTATTTTGGATTATTAATTGGTGATGGTTGTTTGACGAGGGATAATGTAGTATTATTTACATCCGCAGATAAAGAATTGGCAGATTTTTTTATTAATATAAATAAAAATGTATTTTCTATAGATACTAAAAAAAATAAAAAATATAATTATATAGTTTATAGCATGTATTTTAGGGAAGTTCTTAGACAAATTGGGTTAGACAAAGTGAATGCTTTTGAAAAAGAAATTCCTAAGTGTATATTAAATGCCCCAAAGGAAATAGTAACTAATTTTTTATCAGGATTATTTGATACAGATGGTATGGTGGATAAAAATCATATTTCTTTTTGTACTGCTTCAGAAAAAATGTCTAAACAAATACAAATAATTTTGGCTAATCTTGGTATTATAAGTAATAGAAAAAAAAGATTTAATAAAAAATTTAAAACTTACCATTATATTATAAACATATATGGTAAAAATATTGATTTGTTCAAAGAAAATATAGGATTTAAATTAAAAAGGAAACAAGTAATATTAAATTCTATATATAAATATGATAGAAATCCTAATAAAGATATTATTCCTTATCAAGAAGATAAAATTATTAAAATCACTAATAAAAATAAATATCAAAACAGTCAATATTTAAAACAGGATTTTTATCATATTCGTGCCAAGAATAATAAATTAACTTATGATAAATTAAGACGATTATATGATTATAATATTGACATGGATAGTGATTATGCTAGTTTGATTGATTTAGATAATTTAAATTATTATTGGGATGAAATTGTTGAAATAAAAAACAATGAGAATTATGTTTATGATATAAATGTTAAAAAATCTCATACATTTGTTGGTAATGCTATTGTAAATCATAATAGTTTTATTCAAAATTTAGCGTTTGTTTTACTTTGTATTATGTATCCTAGGCAGAAATTATTTTGTTGTGCCCCTGGAAAAGAACAGGCCGCTAAAATAACTCAAGAATGTTTAGATGATATATTTGATTTTTTCCCATTGTTGAAAGAAGAAGTTAAATATTATAAAAAAGATAAGGATTATACTAAACTTATTTTTTATAATGGCAGCAAATATGATGTGGTTCAAATGAAAGATTCTGCACGTGGAGGCCGCCGCTTCGGTGGGGCAATTGAAGAAATTGCGGATAAAAAATTTGATGGTGATATGTTAAACGCAGTTGTAATTCCTCTTATGGCAAATTCACGTACTGCTATGTGTGGGGGGGTTGATCCTAATGAAATACATAAAAGAGAAGTGTATATTTCAACTGCTTCTACTCAACAACAATTTGCTTATGCTAAATGTAAAGAATTAAACGATGATATGCTTAATGGCGGTTCTTCATTTTGTACAGGTAATTCTTATGATTTACCTTGTTTGTTTAATCAATTAGACATTGATTTTATTGAAGAAAAACGTGAATCTCCAACATATAGTATTATGGATTTTATGCGTGAATATGAATCTATTTATACTGGTTCCAGTTCGGATAGTTTGGTATCTGATGAGAAATTAAATAAATGTAGAACTTTATCTATTGCCGAGTGGGAACATAGTGGGGAAACTAAAGTTGAATATGTATTGGCATATGATGTTTCAAGAACAACAGGTAAAGAAAGTGCTTTGTGCGCTTTGGTGGTCATCAAATTAATACCAAGGGGTGATGGCACTTATCATAAACAAGTTGTCAATATATTTTCACTAGAAGGTCAGCATGATACGTGGCAAGCTAAGTTTCTAAAAGAAAAAGTAAAAGAGTTTAAAGCTCGTATTTTGGTCATAGATGCTAATGGAATCGGGTCTGGCGTTGTGGATCAGTTGGTTTTAGATTTGAATGATGGTAATCCCCCATATAAAGTTGTAAATGATTATGATAATACATGGTCTAAATATGAAACTGAAGATGCTATACCAATGGTATTTGCTTTAAAATCTCAAAGAAAAGAAACTAAAAATAGTGATATGATAAATAATATCATGAAGGTTTTTAATAAGTTGGATATTGAATTATTAAAAAATCCACATGAAGGAATTAAAGAATTAGAGAAAAAGAATAAAAAGAAATTTAAAGTAGATAGTGAAGAAATTTCTATTGCCGAAATTCCTTATATTCTTACTAATAATCTGGTTGAAGAAATAATGAATTTGAAATATAAACAAAGAGGTAACGATTCTGATGTAGAACAAGTTTCAAAATCTATACCGAAGGATAAATACTCAGCACTTTTATATGGTTTGTTTTGGGTTTATTTAGAAGAAAAAAAGAATAAAGAATATAAGAGGAATAACAACATCAACATTCAAGACCTATTCCAATTTAAACAACCCCAAATCCGCAAACGATAATAACAAAATAAAAATATAATAGTTAACAAATCAATAAATACAAATATAAATTCCACATAGAAAGGTGGTGTAATTTTATTGACAGATACTAAAACAGATATTAAAGAAGAAATTATTAAAACAGATTTACCTTTAAGTAAAGATGATCAACAGTTCCAGAAGTTAATTTTTGCTCAATTAGCAGGATTAATTAAAAGAGATTTAAATTTAAATCAACAAGTTAATTATTCTTTTCATAAGAATTTTGATAAAAGTGACGTAATAAAATGGCAAGCAAATCCGCAAAGATATGAAAAGCAATTAAGAAATCTTTCTAGATTTTTATATGATACAAGTTCTCATTATAAACGTTTAGTTCAATATTTCGCTACAATGCTTACTTTTGATTATATTATTGAACCTTATGGAATGACAGATTTTGAACCATCTGAAAAATTAATCAAGGATGTTAAAAGAAAATATATAGATACTGCTAATCTTTTAGAAGTAATGAATATTAAACATGAGTTTTTAAAAGTTTGTGAACGTGCTTGGGTGGATGACATTTCTTATTTCTATGAATACCAATTAAAGGATTCGTATTTCCTAATGAATCTTAATCCTGATTACTGTGCTATTACAGGAATTTTGGACGGATGTTTAACATATAGTTTTGATTTTTCATACTTTAAAAAATACCCACAAGAACTAGATAGATATGCGGATGAATTTAAAGATAAATATAAAAAATACCAATCTGATACAAAGAATTATAGATGGCAAGAAATTGATCCATCAAAAAGTTTGTGTATAAAAATTAATGAAAATATTGATTATGCTGTGCCGCCTTTCTGTGGAATTTTTGAAGAGATTTATTCAGTTGAGGATTATAAATCTCTTAAATTGATACGTTCTGAGATGGAAAATTATTTGCTTCTAGTAGCCAAAATCCCATTTCTTAAAGATGCGGGTATTGCTAATAATTTTGGCATTGAATTAAATCTTGCAAAGGATTATTTTAACCTTGCTATGGATGCAATGCCTCCTGCTGTAGCTGGAATGCTATCTCCTTTCGATTCGGTTGAAGCAATAAAAGTATCAAGAAATGATACAAATAATGACTATGTTTCAGAAGCACAACAGTCACTTTATGATTCAGCAGGTGTATCACAACTTTTATTTAACAGTACAGGGACGGGTGCTGCTATTACTAAATCTATTTTAGTAGATGAAAGTGTTGCTTTTAAAGTGTTACGGCAATTTGAAAGATGGATTAATAAGAAATTAAAAGATGTAAATAAAGTAATTAAATTTAGAGTTCAATTTCTTGATATTACAAGGTATAGTCAAAATGATTATCTTAAAAATCTTAAAGAATCTGCTAGTTTGGGATTACCAATTAAATTAAAATATAATGCTGCATTAGGACAATCTCCAAGTTCTGCATTACATATGGAATTCCTTGAAAATTCAGTTTTAGACTTAGTTAATCAATGGAAACCACTTAGTAGTAGTTTTCAAACAAATCTTAATGATAAAGGTGGGAATCCTGGTGTATCAGAAGATGAGATAAGTCCAGAAGGGCAAATAACTAAAGATCGTGATGATAATAATCCTGATAATAGGACATAATTAAATATTTAATTTTAAGTTTTTTCAAGGAGATATGTCATGTCGTGAGACACACCTCTATCTTCTGAACAAAAGGAGGTATCTAATTTGTGAATTTTATTTATTGTTTCACATCTGAAGATAAACAAGACCTACTAAAAAAAGGATATAAATTTTTTAAAGAAGAAACCATAGGTAATAAAATAACCTATGTTTTTTTAAATAATGATAAACTTAACTTCGCATTTAATAAAGATAAGTTTATCTTAACAAATAAAATGAATTACTAAGGAAAGGAGGCAGATTATTGGATAAAAATAAATTTACTCTTAATTCAGAAGTTATTAAATATGATAACAATGTCAATGAAGGATTTGCAAAAGTTAGAATACTAGTTGACACTTATGATCAAGTGGCAAATTATACAAAATTTAGTAAACAATTATTATCTTCTAAAATGAACAATTTAAATTACTTACCTATTGTGGCAGAATTCAAAGAAGAAAATA